CCGTTTGCCGAAAATTTTAGAACAACAGGTCTGACACTTTAGCACGTTAAAGTGTTAAACTTCACCGCGTTAAAGTGGTAGCGTGTGAAAGTATGAACAAATCATGTCACAATTATTAACAAACTATGAACTAAATAATATCAAGAAATCTTCTGATAAGAGGTTAAATTATATCATTGTTTATATTCTGATATTTGCTATAATATAATCAGAAAGAGAAAAAGAAAAAACAAAGACGTCAAGGAAAGACTTGAAGAAAGGTTAAAACTATGTTAGTAAAGAATGCTGAGAATTATATCAATCGTTTAAAGAAGATGATTATAGCGCGTTTTGGTAATATTGAAACAGCTATCACACATGATGATGATTGTGATATGCACGCTGTACAGATATCTTTCTTATTAAATGGTAAGTATTCATGGGTATGCGCATATGATGATGATGATGTTATCACATATTATGTATCTGGTAAGGGACACACCAAAGAAATGACAATTGAAGATACACAGGTTAAGTCAATGTATAAAGTTCTTGATAAGGTGGAAGATCTTGCATATGAGACAGATATTGAAGCAACTGAAACCTCAGAATCCTCAAAAATCGAAGAAGTAACAGAAGATCTTGACGAATATGAAGATATTATAGAAAACGAAGATCTTGACGAAATTATTGAGAATGAAAATCTTGACGAAGCCGAAGAAACAAAAACAACTGAAGAAATCCCGAATGATAAAAAGTGTACTTTATCATATTGCTGTCCTGCGGATAGAAAATATAACAGATGTGGTGGGACTCAGACATGTAGAACAACATGGGAACGCTATAAAGCGATTGTCAACCCCGAATGGCATCACGTCAGCCTTGCAACCCTTGCAAATATCGACTTTGATATGTTAGATAAAAAGAGACAGGTATATCTCAAAGCGCACCGCGAACTAAAGCGAACGTTAGTAGACTTAAGTAAGTGTAAAACAGGGCATACGTATGAAGCTAGAGCACGCAAATTCATGCGCGACATGGTATCAAAAATATTATGATAATGAAATATCTTATGCAATGCGCAAATACTTAGATTTACAATTATCAATGTCAAATGTCGTCAATGGTGTATGGAGTTCATATGTTGAACCCGCGATGGGCTTACATGAATCACGTAGATATAGTAGACCAACTTCAACATATTAAAATAATATCACAGCTGTCATAACGGCTTGACGGTGAGAAATGGAGCAAATATGAATCTTTATGGAATTTACAAGCGCAACACAATCGACAATTTACCAGAAATGAACGCATTATTAGATGACACCCGTGATTATTGTCACAGACGCGGCTTGCACTATGTCACATGTGCAGATGTACCAGGCTATATGAATGAAGGTTGTTCAACCGTACACGCATACAATGGAAAGTATGGTAAAGGTGTAGTTCGCACAAGACCATGTTTTTATAAGGGCAGACGTTCAACCAATTATATGACAATTGAATACTGGGTGTCTCGTGACGATATACACAAGAGATTAACAGGAGAAAGTGAGGTATTAGCATGTCAGAATTAAGAGAATATCAAATAGAATATTATGACGTTGCAAACGATACAAACGACTATATGACAATTTTTGCATATAGTGTACATCAGGCAAGAAAGATTTTCTATATGACAACAACCGGGAAATATATTGCATATGTTGAGAGTATTAACAGAAAGTGAGGATTGACCATGGATGCATTAACCACAAAACAGAAATACCAGATGTATGATGAAATTGCAGAATTAGTTCTCAAATATAGCAAGGACAAAACAGCAAAACGAATGATTGCATCATTTTTTCAAGAAGTCCAAAAGGTTGAAACTTCAAAAGAGCTTATAAGCATGTCATTTGTCTTAACATCCCTTAGCTATCTTCTGGAAATCACATTCCCAACCAAATAACAAACAATACAGCCACCATTTGGTGGCTGTATTTATTAAGATCCGAACTTCACGCCATAGCCGTATATAAAAATTTCTTTCGCAATAAGCGGATCATTATTGAAATTATATGTCACATTGGTGCTATGAATATTGTTCAATGTAATAGTCTTAGCAGGTGTGGTATCAATAACACAATCTCCAAAAGGTAAAAAAATGTGAGTACCAAATGTACCATCTGTTTTATAAGCCTTGAATGTGAACCCCAGAGGAATAACAATATCATTATCTCCTTTTCCAATTGAAATATTGCCAACGTTTCCACGCCAATAATGGTCATCCAGATTGTAAACTACGCTCACAGTGGGGCGATCATCAATGTATTCACTAGCATATCGTACAATCTTTGTTTTCTGTAATGATGATATATCATGCTCAACGCTCTTCCCCCAACTATCCAAATACTCGAACGCATTAACTACGCAATCTTTTAAGTTTCCCACACCTCTCCAGAACGCAAGATTAGAAAACCGTTCTGGTAGATTCTTCATTGGTTCCAAATATTTCAATAAATCCATATATAATACCTCTCTTTCTAATTAACCATTCTCAGCGATACAATAAATATATAAATCCCAAGCTGTTGCAATTGATACATCTTCTGCATTTGGGACAGCCGCTAAGGTAATGCTTTGTGGCACAATTGCAAGTTTTGCATTAGTTCCAGTTTTTGGAATTTGTAAACGTACATCAGCTTGTACAGCAAAACTTGTATATGCCCACTTATTATCAAGTTTAACAATGGTACTGTCTTTAGTTAAAAAAGGAATGTAACTTGTCATGAGCTTAACTTCATCCATCGTGTACCCAAACTCTTTTGTTAATGTAAGGTTGAAAAAACCATTAGCGGGATATAAAGCATCAGCCTTGAAATTTGGTGCAACGGCATTTATTTGTGCAATGGTTGGTTTAGAAGTCCAAACGCTTTTACGTACCGCAATGAATGGTAACTTTACAAGAGCAACAGGTTGACCTAAATAGCCTATTTGAATAGTTCGCTTCGGTTTTGTCACTGTGTCATGCCATTTTAAATTGTTGGATAATTCCCAGTTTGATTTACTGTCACCGCTTGCGAAGTCAATAATATTTGTGCAAAACCAGTCCCACCATGCACCCCAAACGGTCGCCCAGACTGAATCATTGTCGGTTAAATCAAGAATTGTCTGAGGTGGAATGATGTTAAGATTCTTCAACAAATCTTCCAACTTTTTCACCCTAGTTTCTAACGCGGTTAAGTCAGATTCTAAAATCTCAATTGACTTGTTAATATTAGAAATTGATTGCTGTATATTTGTAATATCACCTTCAACAGTCGTTAATCTGTTTTCAACATTGTCTAAACGTTGCTCAATATTTGAAATGTCATTTTTGATATTAGTCAATTCGTTTTGGATAGACTGTAACTCATTTTCGATATTCGTTACTCTAGTATCAAGTGACTCATACTTTGCATACAAATCTTTTAAAGATTCTTCTACACTTTTTGCCCACGCATTAAATTCGTCATTAAATTCATTCAATGCGTCAATAACGTCATTTAGTTTCGCCCACAAAGCACATACCTTTTGTAGAAGTGACAAACAATCATCAAAAAGCAAAGGAATCGTAAATTGATGATGCCAACAAAAGCCCAAATGCTCTTTGTCAGGCGGATTGATAATAGGTATATTCGCCATAGTTACACCTCACTTTCATAATTCTACTCACATTATAACACAAGTTCCGCTTTCGTCAATCACCTAAAAAGCCCCAAAAAATTATGTTTCAGTTTATCACAAATTTCCGTCTCAAAATCCCAAACCGCTGTCGTGTAGCTCTGTGCATTAGACGCGGCTGTTCCGCTTGACCCCGTGTGAGTTGTGCTATCATCCACATGATTTTTTGATACATTTGTCAGATAGTTGTCATCGAGCAAATCCGTTTGCCCTTGCGGTGTGTCAAGAAATTTGTGCCAATCATCGGAAGTATGAATGTTTTTGCTGTTGTCCGTTTCAAACATATTCTTTGCGTTATACGCTTCAAACCGTGCCTTTAGCTTGATGTTTAATTCTGGCATAATTCGCGCCATGTCACCTCTCATGTGCTCTCGGAAAAGAAAGTCTGTCTCATAACCAATTTCCCACTCCAGAAAATGACGAATGATCATATCGTTAATAGGCTTTCTAAACTCCTCACTGAAAAGCGGATAATCGTCAAGCCCAAAAGCCGCAAAATCATAATTATCAAACAAGCTTTTGTTCGATTTCCTGTCATTTCCAATTTGCGAATTTTGCAAAATATCATAGACATGGAGCGTATAAGCCGCCCCCACATCATACCAATACTTATCATTATCCAAAAAATTAGTATCAATCATTGGAATTGTCATTATCCTCACCCTCACTTTCTTGAGCTTCTAAACCACTGTTCTTAACTTCCTTCACTGTCTCTCTATTGGTGTCCATAACTGAAAATTGGTCTAGCAGTCCAACATCACCAATATTTGAGTCATTAAACGTAGCCTTAACATTCAAGCCGAATTTCTTGTTGCATTGATCACAGAAATTTTGTCTTGCCTGCTCATAAGAATTTCTTAAAACCATAAGTGTAGGCGCGTCTTGCATCACTTCAAGGCTTGAAACCTGTGCAACTTTCGATTGTGTGCGTCCGTTAACACCCAACATAAACATAAAGTCCGACATTAGCATAGACTTCAGTTGTTCCACATTTCCCGCAACAAATGGCGCGGGTGTCTGATATACAATTTGGCGTATATCATCATACTGACTTTTAAGCGGTGACATATCTCTTGTATAGACAACAGGTTTATGACCTGCAATTTGCTCATAGAGATTGGCAAACGTTAGCTCCTGTCCATCTGGCGCATTAAGAATGGCGGGTGTATTCTGTGCCTTTAAATTCACATTTATACACCTGTCGCATTCGTAAAGCAACGCGGCATAGTGTCGACATAAACCGTCAATAGAAACAACGTCATAGTCTGTGTACGGTGACAAGCTAGCCGTCAATGTAGCAACTTCGCTCAAGTCTTTACTAACCGTATTCACGAACGTCTTACATTGATACTTTGTTGCACCGCCATACCACGTCTTAGTACTTGATGTTGTGCAATCTCCGACGACATAAAATCCATCTTCTTTCCAGAGTCCCCCCAACTTACCAAGTACAAAATTTTCATTGAGAATGTTATTTGCATGTCGGTAAACGTCATCGTCATCAAATGGTAACCCCTCAAAAGTCCAAGCGTCAACAGCAATCCTACGCAAAAAAGTATAATACAGACCGATAGTTAAAAGGTTTTCTGTCTGTGTATTCTGATTTTTGGTATTTCTTTTCAAATTTCAACACCTCACTTTCTAAATTATACACGGAAATTGGTGCATTTATCATTCACCTTCACCCTCACCCCACACCCCTCAGCCCTCAGCCTTCCACCCTCATTTTACCATATTGACCGTCATTGTCAATTACCAATTTTCAGTGGTAGCACATTCGCAAAGTATTTTAAAGACCAATAAGGACAAAACATACTTCTAGCATCAATTCCCCCTATTGGTGGGGGCGGTGTTGTTGGTTGTACAACCTCAGTTGTGCCACTACCAGTTGCACTTCCAGCATTTCCACCAGCCGGATTGACGGGGGCTTTTGAGTCTGAGTCTGAAATTGTACCTTCGCCAATTTGGATAACTCCCGTTTGGGCTTGCATGTCGGCAAATACTCTGTTGTACTGTGTAGTTGTCCAACGATTGCCGTCATTTGCACCCGTTTTAGCGTTTTGACGTGCCATGACCAATTTTATCCAATCACTTTCTGTCTCTTTTCCTGTTGTGCCTGTGAAGATATCTTTTACAGCGTCCCAGTATCCACTATCACGAATTGCAATACTTGCGGCAGTTCCCACGGCATAAGCACCAACGTTTGAAACGTCATACCCTAAATGTTTTTGTATCTCACTTCTAATCAAACTATAATAGTTATTAAACATCGCCCAGTTTTGCATTTTTGAAAATTCTGCTAAGTGGTTGGTTGTGTAGTCCATGAATAATTGTTTCAGTCCGCTATTGCTAACAAGTTGCTCATTACCTACACCCAAATCAATGTATGGTTGAAAACCACTAAAAAGAGTAGGATAGTGCTGTATACAAAATTGCATAAAAGGCACTAGTCCATAACGATAATCAAATTGATATCGCCCGTATGCTCTACCCTTATCTCCGTTTATATACCAACCACTAGTGTCAGAATATTCTTTACCAGACTCAAAAACTTGCCAATTTATCCACATTCGCGCACCAACTTGCTCATCGTCTTTCTTTTCTTCTGGAACTGGTTGTGTTGACTCTGAGTTTTGCACAACTATAGCGGTGTGTCCAGGCATGTGTAAAATGTCACCGACTTGCAAGTTGTCGCCTGTTGTTAAGTATTTACTGTCATACAATATATCAAATAGCTCTGTATTTTTAAGCTGTTCTAGTTCGTTGTATGTATTCATACTTGTACTTACTAGAATATTGAGACAATTTAATATACATGCAACTAGAGCAGAGCAGTCAGTTGCACACGGTACTTTAACGTCTTTAGGTTTCCACCCGACTTTTCGACACTCATTTGTAAAAGTTTCCCGTCTATGTTGGTTATATCCAACATTTTGATTATCACATGATTCTATCATAAGCGTAGCAATCGCACGGGCAACGTCTGGACGGTTGCGAATACGTGCAATCCAGTCCCAGCGCCTACCGTCTCCAGTTTGCGGAAACCAACCTGTTACGCGGACTTCAAGTCCGTTTTGATCTCCGTCTCTGCCGCCCCAAAGATTGCCGTTTTCATCTTTTGACGCTTCTCCAATATATGTTGCCATTTAATCACCCTCACTTTCTGGGAAATGATTTTCTAAGATTTTATCAGTGTGTTTGTAATTTCCGATTCCATGCCAAAACCAGACACCACTATCAAGACGGTTTGCCATGTATGCAATTGCGTTTTGCGGTGCGTTTTCCGCGGTGATGATTGCGCCGCTTGTGTGTACGTAATTCACAATTGGCAGAGAATCAATTATAATGTCGGCAAGACTACCATTATAGTTGTAGCCGTACATACAGAAGTAGTTGTTAAATTTTTTAATATCTTGCAAAGACGGATAATACCATGCAATAGAAATCATGGGGAAAAGAGCATTATACATTGCAATCGTACCTGTTGGGTTGCCAATAGTGAGGTCAGATTCTTCAAATTTTGCACCGAGATTTTCCGCGAAAGTCTCAGCGGCTTGAAGCTCACCTTTAATGTCAAGTGAAAAGAGATTTCCAATTGAAGCAACTCCAAAATTGCCAAAATCGCGCATAACACCGCTGTTGTTTAGCTGTGTAGTCGAAAGTTGAACACTATCCCATGTACTACTTGCAAGCGAGTAGTCGCCATTAGTTCCGTTTCCGTACTGCTCTGGTGTTATAACAATACCGCCTAATTGTGACTGGTTAGCCGCCCACTTGAATTTAAACTTTTTGGCTAACAGTGCGGACTCATCAAAATAACGAAAATCATACTCTTTAGCACTTCCACCGCAATTGACTGTTAACTTGTTAAATTGTGGGGAAGTGTAAAGCTTATTCCACAAAGGTTTTTCAACAAACGATTGCACCAACTCAACCTCTCCTGTTCTATTGTCAACCTTATCAAGATTTTCGCCGCTTATGTCAGTGGCAAAAAACTTTGGCACGTGATATGCTCCAATTATGTCTTCCTGTCTACCACACTTTGCATAGCGTTTAACTACTTCTAACGCTTGTGCTCTTGACAGCTTACTTGTGTTACTTTGGACTATACCGCCGCATTCGCAAGGATTTACACTAACCAACGAGAAGAAATTGCTGATTTGTCCATAGTCGCCCATGGCGAAATTTGCAATTGCCGCGTAGAAATCACTAGAACGGTTTTCGTAAGTGTCCGTATTATTAGCTGTCATAAGGTAAACAGAATCATCATCATCTTTTGAAAAACCATATTCAGTTCGCGCAATTTCCCACCTGTCAACTTGTGTTGGTTCGGGGTAAAAGTTTGCAAAAAGCCCGTCACTTGCGGGGTGTTGTCTCATGACTGGTGATGGATGGAATGTAAATTTGTCGATATAGGTTGCCCAGTAGTCAACAGATGTATTTACATATGTCAATTTATTGTTTACGTACTGATAATCAATGATATATGCAAATTCAAGTCTTGATTCATTTTGATATGCCATGTAGTTATAGCGTTTAATTTCATCTGCTCTAACAGGACAACGAAACGTCTGCCCCTGTCTTTCCCACGTTACATTATCGTAGCGTTTATATGGAAGAACGCTGAGAAGTTCTTTTAAAAACCCCTCAGCGTTTCTTTCTGTTGGGATTAACAAATGCTTACCGCTGTCGTCAAATGGCGAATCAAACAAGTATACAGTTGTCATAAAATCCCCCCTTTATTTATGCCTGTTTACAAATTGCAACAGCATTTCCCCACGGTCTAATGCCGTATGTCTGCCAAACGTTCAAGTACTGATTCTGATACATTCCCGCGGCATTGTAGAAGTCACCGCTTGTACTCAGATTGTCGCGGTACTCGAAAGTATTAACATCTGCAAGTACTGCAAGAATGTTTTGGTCATCCTTGATAGTTTGCCAATACTTTGTTACTGTGTCAACTGGTGAATCGAAATCGAGATAATCAAAGTTAGGGAAAGGTGTCACACGTCCAACAAGGTCTGCTTTACTCATGTTGAAAGCTCCTGCTAATGTTTCAACGTTGCAATTGACAAGCACATCACTTCTTACAAACAGATAGAGACTGTCAGACGGGGTCCAAGTAATTGCAGGTGTTGCGTCTACAATTCCCTTTGCTTTCGCATATGCCTGATAATTATTAAAGTCGCTTGAAGCATGTGTGATATCAAGCGCAATCTTCTGGATTGCCTTGATAAAGCCGATAGAAGAAGCGGCGGGGTCTGCATCATCCCATGCAATTTCCTTCTTAACTACTACGTTGTTTTTAACAGAAGTCTGAATCAACTTCTTGATAAGGTTTTCTTCCTCAATCTCGTTCCCACTGAAAAGACTTGTCACCATGCCTGTCACCATACTGTCAAGCTGCTCCCATGACGTGAAAGCACCTTCCATAAGTTCACGCGGGATTGTTACTGGAAACTGACGTCTACGATTCTGTCGGAAATAACAAGTTTTAACGTCTGGTTTTGTAACTTGTAAAAGCGTTGCTCCAAGAGAAATATCATAATCACGCCCCATGGCAGGATTGACGTAATTCATTTCCATATCGGTTCCAAGTGGAAAACCTTCCTTTTTCAACATTTCATACTGATTGGTATACATCTTAGATTCAACGGACTGAATTACAATCTTGTTTACAACATAGTGCAGAAACTCGTTCATAAATGGTGCATACTTTACGATTGGTGTCATTGCGTGAGAAATTGACGTTGCCACGGTAACTTCGCCTGTTGCCCTCATGTATTCGTTTGAGGAATTCTTTCTCGCATCGTTAAAAAGATTTACTCCGCGCTGTGCGCTTGACAGCGGTTTTGTTGTTTTTGCCATAATTTTCTACCTCACTTTCTATAGCATTAACTATAATAGCTTAAAATATCATCGGTTGTGACTTCCTCTTTTTCTTCTTCCTCATCTTCTTTAAGTTTTGTGGACGGAGAAATGGTAGTTGTGACACGGTTGAACAGCTCTAAGTTTTGTTTACTAAGTCTGTCGTTTTCCGTTTTCAATGTTGCGTTTTCTGTTGCAATTGCCTTTTCCGCTTCATTTGAAGCTTTTGCCATGTCTAGCACATCTACAACGATTCTTCGCATTTCATCAACCGTCATGCCGTCTGGAATGTTTAAAGTAGTTACCATCTTTTCAATATCAATCATGCTTTCGCCCCCTCATAGTTAATATTAGCAAAGTGGAAACTGTGTTCCCATTCATATTCTGCGATTCTGCCAAGTTCGATAGTGTGCCCCTCTTTTGGCATGTGCAGAAAGAAACCATAGCCAATGTCAATTCCAACGTGTCTACCTTTACCGCCAAAAGATGAATACAATCCGTTTCCTTCCGTTCCTAGAAGCGGTGTAGTCTTTTCTGCTCCGTCATGATAGTGTCCAGTGCTATAATTTTGCACACCTACAACGGCGGAGACAAAACCGCTGCAATCATATCCAATTTTACCACGCGAGAACGCTTTATAAGCGGCTAACTCTTGCGTTGTATACTTCGAGAAATACGCTGGTTCAAGGCTGATTAAAGTGTTCATCACTTCATCGGTTAGGACTTGCCCTTTTGCACCGTAAAAATATGCATATTCATCACGGTGATAAAACATAAATAACGCTTTTTTGATAACTTCATAATATGTCATGCTTTCACCTCATCTTCCAATTTTGTTTTAATCTCTGATATCATTTCCCTCAGTGAGTTAATAGCATTTGTCAACTCTTTTGTTTCCTCTTTATGAACGTCTGTCTGGTACTTGATATAGTAACACAAGATTAACGTCATACAGATCGGAAAGCCTACACTTGTAATTATCTGTGTAACTGCACTTACATCCATCACAACACCTCACTTTCTAAAAAGGTGGGCGTGTCTCCACGCCCGTGCTGACAGTTTGCACAACTACCCCGTTCTTCGCGGTCTGTCTGGTAGTCCCTAACTATAGTTTAACATATATTTAATTTCTGTCAATAAGTACACGTTTGATTAAGTCATTAAATTTTTCGCTTGCCTCTTTTGAACTTGCACAGATTTGTGAAGTGCGTTTATAATATAGCATCCATTCTATCAATTTTCGAGTTGTCGGTAAATATAGCTCATTTGTAAGTATATTGTTTTTTGATTTATATTTACCGTCTACAATTACCATTGGACAACGTTGTTTTTCTGGAAAAATGACTGTTATTCCAAAATCTGCTATATAGACACGGTTGGTTTTCACCGTCAACTCCGCGTACCATTTCCATGACAAGTGATTAAAAATTTCCGGATAGACTTCCTCTTGCCAAGCTCCGTTTATAGTCATGTCGTTTGTTTGGGACTCATAAACAGCTAGGTGTTTTGACACGTGTGCTTTTTTTGGCGGTTCGGTATACAGAACACAAATTTTCAATGCATCGCCATCCTCAAGTTTGCGATTGAAAATATAAACTTTTCCCTGTTCTAGTTTACGTGCATCAATGTTATAATAATCAAATAAGGGGCTTTTGGGGTTGATACTATTTGCACATGCTACAATTTTAACATCTTTTCTTCTTCTAACTATAGTTGAAAGCTGTTGACTATAACCTTTCAAAAATTCATTTCTGGAAAGTGGTATAATTGTAGTAGTGTCAACATCTTCTATAAATTCATCTAAAAATATAGTTTTAACGCTATCGTATCCATTACCTTTGTATTTCATCCATGACGCTATTGAAGAACTATAGCCACATGGTGAGTACACCCATTTATTATTACGCCCTAATTCTTGTTTGCGGTAAACACCACTATAATAATTTAAGTTCGCTTCTTCTTTCCATAGTGTTTTTTCAACATACGGCTTGATGTTGGCGACTGCCCCCCACGCTCTACCGCGGATAAGATAATCTTCGCGTGTACGCATGTATACAAATTGCGCGCCTGTTGCGTTATAGTCGTCAAACAACCCCTTGAAAACTGAGTATGTTTTACCCGCGGAGCGTTCACCAAAAACAATGTAAACGTCAGCGTTTAAAGTATATAGCGATGGAATGTTGATATAGGTTTCATCGCCAACAGTTATATATAAATTTTCAATTTCCATATAATATTATTCTCCTATCTTCTCTAAAATTATTGGTGATAAGTGTTTTGTTTTTACCGTAAACTTTTCTAAACGTTTACTTATATCTTTATCTGTGTTCTCTTTTTTCCCCTCTTTTGTTATTATTGTCGGCTTGATGCTATAAACGTCTATTCCAATCAAAGCACCATATTCGGGCGAGATTGTTAGAGTATATGTAGTATCTTCTATCCATGTGCCGCCATTGTCATAAGTTTCGATTGCGTTTGTAGTTGGGTGGGATATCGTACGCCCAGACACGTCTTTGTCAAAAGTTGTAAAAATTTCAAAATCTTCGATTGATGAAAGATAATTTACAGCTTTCTTTGAGAGTCCAGACACAGTCATATACAATTTGTTATCAGTATCTTGATATATATATTTCTTCGCGCCAAAAGTCTTAAATTTCAACCATGCACCAGTGTCTTCTGTTTCCCAGTCAAAAACTCCTAAATCTGGTAGTTTATAATCTAACCCATAGCGTTTTATAGCTAAGTCAATTTTATATTTTGCATAATCGTTATACCCGTTTATTACGTCTAAACATTCCTCTCGATTTATAATTTTTGCGCTGTCTGTGTCACAGTAGAGCACATTTCTATCAATCTTCGACACTATATCATGCATTAAATGGTAGCGTGTCCACGCGGGTATAAAAACGCCAATTTGATAAGGTAAAAAACTTCTAAACGATTTATAAAATTTCTCAAGTTGCGCGGAAATTTCCTCTTTGTTTGTGATCGCACAGTGGTCTAAAGTCCACTTCGTGCCGTCAAGTGTAACAACATCGTGTATAGGATCTTGCACAAACATGCCGTAGAAGGAATTTACACGGTTTTTGGCTTTTGCATAGTTTAATTCTTCGCCTTTTACATGTTTTAAACTTTGTTTGTTGTTGTAATACTTTAACATGGTACAAACAATGCCAGATGGTAAATAGTCAGCTCTACAATAGTAACATTCATCTACTCGAATTGCATCAATCTTGTACATTCGCAAAATGATAGCAAGATCGAGGCTAGTACATGTTGTTTTTATCATATCAGCCTTAAAAATTCTACCATTGTCCAAAACACTATCGCTTGATACTTCACAATGTGATGATGATAAATATGTCATCGTACCTTTTGCGCGAACGTTTTTTGCTGTGATTGTGCATATAAATAAGTAGTTATCCGTATTAAGTAAACGTTTTAAATCATAAATATTAGCGTTTGGCAATCGTTTAAGCGGTGCGACTGGAAATTTCTCTGTCGCGATTGCAAAAGGGTACGCACTACCAAAATCATAACTATCAACGTTTTCCATGATTTGACCTGCATACATGTAGTTAGCGTGTGTATAACCACCCATGAAAGCTTTTCGACAAATCACATATCTGTCATAGTCAAGCGAAGTATTCCTAAACATCTTCATCCACTTAGCATCTTTTTTCATAATAGCGCGAAGCTCATCACGTAAAAATCCCGTATTTGTGTATGGAAATTCGTAAAAAGGTTTACCTTCCTGTTCTTCCAACTGATGGATTTTCGCCACCATAATTTCCACGTCACGGTATGTATAGCGTTCTTTGTCTTGCGGCAACGTTTCACCAGGTTTCACGATATCTTTATAGTTCATTTCAAGCTTTTCAAGTCCTACGTCTTTTCCACATGGTGCAAGACCTTTATTCGTAAGCTTGTATGAGCAACGAAACTCTAGTACATCATCAATGATAAGATATAAGGGTTCGTGCGTATCCATGTAGAAACCGCCTGTCATGGTGTGTCCTTCAAGATTTCTTATTATTGCTTCCATTTCATAGGAGAGGTTGTGTACGTATACGATGAGACGGTTTTCACCTTGAGTTGCAAATGTTTGATATTGGCTATGTAGATAGTCATAAAGATTTGACCATGATGAACACGTTTTATAGTTGTAGTCGCTATCCATTACTGACCAATGCCATGTATAGATTATGTCGCAATCTTCTGCTATGTGTTCATGAGTCGTTTCAATGTCAAAACAAAGAAACTTTTTACAATATGAAATTTTTTCTTTTCGTTTTGCCATTGTCTACCCCTCTCTTAAATGTCGTCAAAATCTTGATCAAGAGATAACCACTCTCCGGAACTACCTTCACGTTGTACATCTAAAAACCATGCATCAAGGTCAACATCTTCGGGATTCATTGCCGCTAAACCATCGAAACCACTACCTAGTGTATTTCCAGCCCAGTTAGCATAAGCAAGTAGCTGTTCACTATCATACTGCTCACCCTCATGAGCTGATTGCCAAGCACCCATATATGTTGTCATTTTCTTCCAATCTTCAAAAGATAGGTTTTTGAGTTTTGGGTGATTCTCTATCATTTTCTGGTATGCTTTATTTTGTAACTGTCTATATCCCGTGTAAGTGGACTGTTTGGCATTTAATATCTCAATAGCGGTTGATACTTTTTTCTGAATCGCTTGCAATGATAAACCTTGATACTTGATATCAAATCCTTTATATCTGTCATATACGGGATTGATTTCACCCGTGTAACGCTTGCCACGCTCACTGAAATATTCTCTAAGGGTTGCAAGTCTGGTTTGCGCTCTTTTGCCTAAAGTTCTAAGTAACAGAAGTGATTCATCTTTTGTGTAGTGTTTCTTGAGCAACACATACTTTCCATTAGACACGTCATATAAAATCCCTTTTGCGCGTTGGACTTCGCCAACACGCTCTTTTTGTTTACTTGCCATATTCCTCAACCTCTCTTTCTGTAAAAGGCTCAATGTAGCCACTTGCGATTGCGCTTTGAATCATTTCATCTGCTGTCATGTGATAGAGTGGAGCGTATACTTCGAGTGATTCTCTAACCTCCCTGTAATACTTGAGTCTCAAAAGAGGTGTTTTAATATCATCAAGTGCTCTCAAGACAATAGCGTGTTGAAGTTCTAATAATTGGCTTTCTAAATACATATATTTGTTACCTCACTTTCGTTTTTTTCTTTTATTTTAACATGTAATTGTAAACAAATATAAGATATTTTGTTAATAAATTATTAACATTTTATGAGTTAAAAAGGGGACTTTTCAGTCCCCTAGCAGATGCAAAAAAAACGAACAAACTTGATTAGTTTCCGTTCTATTATTTGGTGTCAACCGCACTGTTGACCGTTTACAATTTTAAATCATCACTACCATAATTTTAAAGAAAGTTTGATTTGACTTTCTTGAAATTCCTGTTGTACACTGAATAATGAAATCTTCTCCATCTGCATCAGCATCAACAAAGAGATCAACAATCTTGTCAATTTCACGCTTTACGCCTGTTGCATAGATTCCAATTCCCTCATCTGTTTTCATGCAAAGATAGTAAGTTTCTTTTCCTGTTTCGTCATCAGTGCCTTTTACAATTCCCAGTAGTTTTCCATATGGTTTTGCGTCTTTCGCAAGGGCGGTTGTACCATTGATTTTTATAAGCTTTACACATGATTCTTTTCCAGCTACTAATTCAAAATTTTTCATAATTTAAAATCTCCTTTTTGTGTTATTTGTTTGAAGTGTAATGTTATGTAGTATTATCATTATATTGTGTGTTGTGTTATGGTCTACGGTGGTATACCAGATAAATAGAAGTTATAGTCTAGCTCGTAACGTGTAAAAGTTGCGATAGTGCGTTTTGTCGCCATTGTTAAAAGTGAAAGTATAATAGACAACTTCCTCTGTTTCCACTCTCTGTAACTCTCCTCTAATTTGGTTTGTGAAATACCCCTCACAGAGTAGAGAAGAATCGAGGTCGTAAAAATTGATTGTTCCATCTGATAAAGTCTCCTTTATGGTGGTGCGCTTGTCAACGAAGTTTATTCGAGTAGAATCTGGAATGTTGATCCTTTTAATCGGTTTAACCTTCATGTTCTTCCACCTCTAATTCAAAGAGTGTAAAACGCACCGCGTCTTCAATTTCTTCAAGATCTAAAATGTCTATAAGATCTTCACCCTCATTATTGATTATTGCCAAACATTTTACCATCCCAACTCTAGCGTCTTTCCAGCCTGGTTTAATTGTTGTAAAGTCGCCCTCGCAAATGTTTGAAATAACAAAACGGTTAAAATTATAGAGTCCAATACTTACCGCGTTAGCGGCAATTTTCTTCATCATCTTTTTAACATCTTCGCTTTCAACTTCCGACACATTTTTCCCACTCTTGATATTTTTCCCAGCCAATAAAATTAACTCTCTCTTTTCATTAAATGTCATTGTTTCAATCCTCACTTTCTTGATTTGCGTTTGATGTTTGTTTCTTTCTTGTTACATCTATATAGTACCATGGTTTGATTTTTTGTCTAGTGATATTTTTTAATTTCATGTGTAGATGTTATTGATTCTTTTTAATTCATAGTTTGTTAATAATTGTGACATGTTTTGTTCACATATAATCGAACATTTTCTCGAACACCCCTCCGTGAAATTTTTAACAATATTCTTTCACACGTTACTACTTTAACGCGGTGAAGTTTAACACTTTAACGTGCTAAAGTGTCAAACCTGTTGTTCTAAAATTTTCGGCAAACGGGACGGTGATCCCAGATATTTAGGCTAGGAACTAAATAGTCACGTGCACCTTCTGGAGT